CATTTTAACAGTATATTTAGGAAAAAATCTAAAAAAACTAACGATAACCAGTGCGAACAATTGAAGAAGACATCATATCCTGGTCAAAAGATTTCTTAGAACTGCCAAATAAAGAATTAGGAGACAAACCTGTATGTCCTTATGCTAAAAAAGCTAGGATATCTGGGCAAGTTAACATAGTTGTACAGGAATCTGGGGAAAAATTACTACAAACAGTTGTAAACCAATGTAATAAGTTTACAGAATCTGGTAAAAAGATCTGTATTGTAGCATGTCCAGACTTTACTGTTACGGCTGACCAGTTAAAAGATTATACACATGCATTAAATCATGTATACATACCACAAGATGTATATGTAATGCCATCACACCCTGAAGATCAGGCTGAATCTGCAAGTTTTTTGCACAATACAGACTGGGAACCAGACAATCAGTTTCTAATGGTGCTAATACAACCATTTGAAGAGCTAGAAGAAGCAAGTTCTAGCTTAAATAAAATAGGATTCTATAATTCTTGGCCTCAAGACTACTATGAATCTACAGTAAATAAACGCAAAACTTATAGGAGACTACTATGCGAGGAATGAAACCAAATAAAGCAATGAATAAAAAAGATATGATGAAAAAAAAGAAAAAGAAAAACGGAAAAAAAAAGTAAAAAAATCAAATAAGAAAAAAGGTTTACTAATATTAATAACATGATGACATTTGCACAACTAGCAGATTTACTTAATAGAAAATCTAAGGAGCAAGCCCATGCAACTAGATCAAGATCTACCCGAAGAGCAAAACAAATCAAAAAAGAAAATAGACCTAATGTGTAAGCATTGTGAACATAGCTGTCATTGCAGTAATGGAGGACAATGTTCTGTATGTAAGTGCCCAAATTGCGAACATAATGCATTAGATGATTTTTATAATAGGTTAAACAATGGCGAAGAAAAGCACAGTAAATAAAGCAGGCAATTATACACAGCCTGGAAAAAGAAAACGTATATTCAATAGAATTAAAGCACAAGCCTCTCATGGCACAGCTGCTGGTAAGTGGTCTGCTCGTAAGGCACAGGCACTAGCTAAAGCGTATAAAAAAGCAGGAGGAGGATATAAATAATGCTTAAAGGTAACCAAAAGAAATTAGATAAAAATAAAGATGGTAAAATTTCAAAAATAGACTTTAAATTATTAAAGAAAAAGAAAAAAAATGGCACTAAAAAAAAGTCAAAGAAGTTTAAAAGCATGGGGTAAACAAAAGTGGCGAACTAAGTCAGGAAAAAAATCTTCTGTGACTGGTGAACGCTATCTTCCTGAAAAAGCTATTAAGGCATTATCATCATCAGAATATGCCGCGACCACAAAAGCAAAACGAAAGGCTAAAGCAAAAGGTAAACAAGTTTCTAAACAACCAAAAAGTATTGCAAATAAAGTAAGAAAGTATAGAAAGGTATCATAATGAAAGGTGTAAAGCATTATACAAAAGATGGTAAAGAGTGGAAAGGTGCTACGCACAAAATGCCTAATGGTAAATTACATACAGGCAAAACTCATAGTAAAAATAGTAAACCTCTAGTACATTTTAAAGACCTTAAAAAGAAAAAGAAAAAAAAGAAAAAGGCGTAATGTATGGCAAAGACACCAGCATGGCAAAGGAAAGAAGGTAAAAATCCTAAAGGGGGATTAAATGCTAAAGGTCGTGCGTCTTACAATAAAGGAAAAACTAAAACAGGAAAGAAACGTAATCTTAAAGCACCTAGTAAAAAAGTAGGCAATAAAAGACGAGCCTCTTTTTGTGCAAGAATGAAGGGTATGAAGAAAAAGTTAACTTCTAAAAAAACAGCTAATGACCCTAATAGTAGAATTAATAAATCATTAAGAGCATGGAATTGCTAAAGGAGATAATATGGAAAAAATTAATTGGATAAAAGATAAGATAATAGCTATGCCAAGGCATAAGCAAGCTGCACTAGCTATTTGTGTTGTAGCATTAGTTCTTATTGCAGTATGCTCTTAGACAAAAAAGAAACAACAGAATTAACTGAAAAGCAAAAACTATTTCTATCTGCTTTATTTGGTGAGGCTAATGGTGAACCAAGAACAGCAGCTGAAATTGCTGGCTATGCTCCCACCTCATATCCAAAAGTGGTACAAGGTTTAAAAGACCAAATCATAGAACGTGCCGAAATGGTATTAGCAGCACATTCACCCAAAGCTGCAATCAGCATGGCCAATGCAATTGATGATGATGGATCTATACCTGGCGCTAATATTAGAATGGAAGCAGCTAAACAAGTATTAGATAGAGTGGGACTAGTTAAAAAAGAAAAAATAGATATTAATGCAAAAGTTGCACATGGGATATTTATACTACCACCAAAAGAAGCATGACACTAGGACTTAAAAAAAGAGTATCAAGAACAATTCCTTTTGGTTATAAAGTTAATGAAGAGGATGATAAAGTATTAGAGCCAATTCCAGAAGAACTTGAAGCTATAGAACAGGCAAAAAATTATATTAAAAGTTGTTCCTATCGAGAAGTTGCTGGATGGATGCAAAGAAAAACAGGTAGATATATTTCTGCTCCAGGTTTAAGAAAGGTCTTATCAAGAAGTGAATGATGTTCCACCGCCTAAACCTAAAAAGAAAAAAGTAGCTAAAGCAAAAAGATCAGCAAAGGCTAGCATTAGTGATATAGCTAAACAAGTACAAAAAGCAAAAGATAATTATCATAATGCACAAAAGAAATTAAAAAATAAAAAAGAAGCTATACAAAAAGCTGATAATATATTAGAGAATAAAGAAAATATATTTGTTGAAGAAGAACTAGATAACGTTCCACCAAATGTAAAAGAGGCTGTTAAAGAACAAGAAGTAATCTTTAAACCAAATGAAGGGCCTCAAACGCAGTTCTTAGCAGCATCTGAACGTGAAGTATTTTATGGTGGAGCAAGAGGTGGTGGTAAGTCATATGCAATGCTTATTGATCCACTACGATATTGTGATAGGCAAAAACATAGAGCACTATTGATTAGACGTTCTATGCCTGAGTTGAGAGATTTAATAAATCATTCTCAACAATTGTATCCAAAAGCGTTTCCTGGAGCTAAATGGAGAGAACAGGAAAAAGAATGGAGATTTCCATCAGGTGCTAAAATAGAATTTGGATATGCTGAAAACACTACTGACGCACTTAGATATCAAGGTCAGTCTTATACATGGATTGGAATTGATGAGTTACCACAATATTCAACTCCTGATATCTATAACTTTCTAAGATCATCTCTTAGATCAGTTGATCCAGATATACCAGTGTTTATGAGAGCAACAGGTAACCCGGGAAATGTAGGATCTACTTGGGTAAAAGAAATGTTTGTAGATCCAGCGGTGCCTAATACAAAGTTTGATATTGATATACAAACTCCAGTTGGTAATAAAAAGATAACAAGAAGATTTATACCAGCTAAGTTACAAGATAATCCATATCTGATGCAAACAGAGGATTATTATATTATGCTAGCTTCTTTGCCTGAAGTGCAAAGAAAACAATTTTTAGATGGAGATTGGGGAGCGTATGAAGATGCAGCTTTCCCAGAGTTTAACAAAGCGGTTCATGTTTTAGAACCATTTGAACTACCTAGAAACTGGCATAAGTTTAGAGCATGTGACTGGGGATATTCTTCACCTGCTTGTGTATTATGGTTTGCTATAGATTTTGATAATAATTTATATATCTATAGAGAATTGTACACAAAAAAAGTTACAGCAGATTTATTTGCACAACAAGTTTTAGATTTAGAACATAAAGAATATATAAGATATGGAGTTCTAGATTCAAGTACTTGGGCACGAAGAGGTGATGTTGGTCCAAGTATTGCAGAAACGATGATCAACACAGGATGTAGATGGAGACCATCGGATAGATCACCAAGAAGTCGTATCAACGGTAAACTGGAAATACACAAACGACTATCTGTTAGAGAAAAAAATAATGAAGCTAAACCATCGTTATTTATTTTTAACAATTGTGTTAACTTAATACGAACACTACCACTTTTACCATGCGATAAAAACAATCCAGAAGATGTTGATACGCACGCAGAAGATCATGCTTACGATGCACTAAGATATGGATGCATGTCTCGCCCCATTAATCCACACGGAATTGGCTTATCAAGTTTTAATTCTAATAAACAATATACACCAGCAGATAGGATGTTTGGATACTAATGGATATAGATGGAAAAAAATTAAGAGTTGGATTTCAAGATCTAACTATTGAATTAAAAGATGCAGATTTTAGAACAGATAATCTTACAGATTGCTATGGTCATTATTTGCAAAGAGAAAATAAAATACAAATAAATACAAATTTAGAACGACACGATTTATTAAATACAGTAATTCATGAAGTATTACATGCGTGTTGTTACGTTGGTGGGCTTACAACTAAATCTAATCCATTATCAGATGAAGATAAAGAAGAAGTTGTTACAAATACATTGGCTAACCAAATACATATTGTCTTACGAGATAATCCATGGCTCTTAAAATTTATACAAGAGTCACTATCAAAAACTAAACATAAGGAGAAATAACATGGACATCATGAAAAAATATAAGCAAGGTGATTTAGACGAAGTTCCTAGTGCAAAAACTGGTAACGATCCTATGAACCTTCCTGCTGATGAA